GTAGAAGTAAAGTAATCAGTAGAAGTAACACAAGAAACACCAGTTGCATCTTTAGTTGTACTATCAATGTCAAGTGTTATGGTATCATCTGCAAATTTGAAGTAAGGTTGATATACTTTCTCACCATTCTGACTTGTTGCGAAAGTAAAATCAGTAACAGTAAAAGTTGTTGCACCAGTTCTTGTGATGACTTGTGGATGAAAACCAGAATGCACAACAATCATAGTATCACCAGTTTGTGTTACATCTAGCTCGAAGAGTTGTGATGTTGTCCAATCACAGCTTGAGATTGTCTGTAATAGAACGCCAGCTGTACTATATATCTTCAATACTGTATTTTGGAATGCTAAGATATACTCTTGACCTGCACTAAAGATAAAACTTTCAAGTCTGCTTTGTCCACCTAAGTTTGCACGGAATGCTGTACCACATCTTCTTTCTATTCCGCCTTGGTTTATTGGTATTACATTACGTGCTTTTTTTAATCCAGCACCATATGCTGCAAGATCAGTCCTTGATACCATATTAGGATCTAACTCACCTCTTAGGAAACTAGCTTGATGTACTCTTTGAGTAGGCATACATTATCCTACGAAGGTGTTGTAGCAGTTATATCATTTAATGCTGATCGTGTACGAACATTTCTAAACCTATCAACATTAACTCTTCTAGTTGTTTGTGCTTGTGAATCTATTGATTTAGCTTGTTGCATTTGTGCAACTGCTCTTGCTGCATATAAATTTGCAAGATCATCATTTCTAGGGATTGCACCAGCAAACAAAGATGCTAGTTCAAAGACCAGCACCTTTGTAAAGTAGGGTGGGAATATACTCTCACTTGGTTGAAAGGTATAGTCAGCTATGACTGTATCACTACTAGTTGTGTTAGTAAATAAATTTTGCCCATATCTATCATAAATAATTACATTATCACCAACTGTTACTGTATGTATTATTACTGCATCTGTAGGTAAAGCATAAGATGATTCATATCTTGCATCTGGATTTGACGAGTTCTTACTAAGTTGTGCCTGCTTTGAAGCAAACCTCCATCTACATTTTGTAAGCAGATCTTCTAAAGTTGTTTCATAGAGTTGATTGGCTACAACTGATTCTGTTGTATTTTGTGTAAAGCTTGTAATTGTATTAGCACCTACTAATACCAGTGCTTGATTGCATATATCAAATTTACTTAACGACATGTTCTATCCTTTTAGTTGAGTGGGGATTGCTCCCCACTCGTTATGGTTATGTACCGTTAGTTGTGGTTACAGTAGCCGCACCAGTTGCACTTGTTACAACTACTAAGTCTACTGTTTCTGTGCCACCAGTTGCACCAACGACTAAAATAATATCATGCTCCTTTAGTTCGTTAGTTGCATCATTAAAGTATCCAGATCCTACAATAGTACCGATTGCATCAGTACTGCTGTAGTAGAAGATACCTCTTGCACCACCAGCAACTTTTAATAAAGCACTTGCTGAATAAGCCATATTATATCTCCTTTCTTATTCTGTGATCTGGCACTCAATAGCACCATTGTTATCAATCATCACTGCGCCCATAGACATATATGATGTGATAAGGTTACTGACTTTTTCTGGAATGTAGTTAATTTCTGATCGGATATCTGAACCCATACCAACACCAACAGCAGTTCTGTGGAATGCATGGCAATCACGAGTTGTGCCAGATATTGATAAACCAGAATGTGTGAACCACATAAATCCAAGCCATCTTTTGGCTGTTAGACCACCAGCATAAGGTAGATCAGCTTCACCCACATATTCCATACGTGAGAATTGATCTATCTGCAGTAGGTCTGCCCAACCAGCTGGTGATACAACAAAATAACGTTGTCCATCATCTGGGACATCCCCTTCACCAAATGCTTCATAAACAGTTAGTGCTTTTGCTAGTGTAAGTCCAGTAGATCCATGAACAACATTGTTGCTGTTAGAACCTGCATCCAACACATCAATGATAAGTTGGTCTGTCTTTCTACCAAGAGCGGCAGAAGCTGACATAGCTAGGACTTGTCTTTCGTCAATGTTTGTTTTCAGTTCATCTAGTCTATCGACATAGTCTGCAGCATAGAAATCTGAAAGTGTTACATCAACTGTTGAGTGGCTTACATCCATTGTTGGGACTTGAGCGTGTCTGCTTTTAGACACAGCTGTGCCAGTACCAACTTTTTGGAAGCGAGCTTGGTTCCCAGTTACCTGGGTTGATCGCACAGTATTACGCAGTTTGGAACCCATACGTTGGTATGCCATATGTACTTCAGCTTCAAACTGTTTAATAAAGGCTGTACTTATAGTTGTACTCATAATGTACTCCTTCTAAAGTTAAAGTTAAAAACAAACAATTATCCATGTTAGGGAAGTTCAGTTGTCCAGATCGGGCCTAGTTCTTCTAATATGGGTTGTACTCCTTGTTTAGTTACACTTGGTAACTGTTTATAGAAATACATTATTTTTACACCTTTGACAAGTGTTGGTTGTTCGACAAAGTTAAATCCTTGCCATTTTAGCCAATTTATTGATATTTTATTTTCACAACAAATATAATTACCCAAAAAATTATAATGTTCTTCGAGGTATGCTAACCATCTTTTATTCTTTCTAAGAAAGTCTACGTAGTATTTATCTAACAAGTCTGATGCTAGAAACCATATCCTCCCATGTGTAATATCTTTTGAGGTAGGCATAACACCAAATATACCTACAATGTCTGCGAAATCATTGAAGATAGTATAAGTATGAACGTTGCTAAGTTTTGTTCTGAAAGGAAACATCAATGCTTGTAGAGGATCTAATCCCCATAGTGCTATTTCATACTTATCTATCTGTCGTATATTTGGTGCTAATCTCCAGCAATCCTCTGGGATTGTTTTTTCACAATATAATCCTATCTGTATAACCTAGAGAATGCGTCATCTACTTTTCTCACAAATGCAGCATCCCTTTCTTTAGGATCATAATATCTTTTGTCTTTCATCATATTACGTACATCATCTAATGTTAGTGGTCTCTCTGGCTGAGCAACAGTATTTGCTCTGGATACACTTTCAATAGTTGTTTGCATCATACGTTCTAGTGCTTCGATACCTTCAGCTGTAGCACCCAAACTACCTGCTATTGCTTCGTATTCTTCTGGTGCAAAAAATGCAGAAGCCCAAGAGTTTACAGCATCTAATCTTGCATTGGCATTCTCACCTAGCTTTTCCATTTCTTTCTCAAGGTTAGGTGTACTATCAAGATAACTGTCAATATATTTATTAATCCCTTCTTCATATATTTCTTGTGAGTATGCATTTTCATCACAATGTTCTTTCCACCATTTTGCCATAGTATTATCAGATAGCATTTCTTCTGATACACCTTCTGGTAGTTTAGGTAGCTCATATGATTCTGGTCTTTCAGAATCAGCTTCTTCTGATAGTTCATTGATAATTACTTCACGTAATTCATCTTTCTTACCACCTACATATTTCTCAAGATTAGAATAAGACTTACCAAACTCTTCAATATTTATTTCACCAGTACTTGCATCCCAAAACTTTTCTGGTATAAAGTCTGGTCGTTCAACTGGCTCTGTTGTCGTAGGTTCACCTTGTTCTTCTGTTGGTGTTTCTTCTACTTGATTTTCAACATTATCATTTTCATTCATTAGTTTTATCCTTAATTATTTTTTGACTTTTACCTTTATTAATTCTTCTCTGTATTAGCCCAACAATATATCTTTGACCTTCTAAATGCATCAAATGATCTTTACCAATCTGTGGACCAGCTACTGTTTCAATAGATATCGAGCGTAAGTATTCTAATACCTTTACACCAGTTGGTGTATTAAAAGCAATAGAAAATGCTTCATTCAACATCTGTTCATCTTCTGCTGTTCTTTCTATATTGTCTAAGCCAATAAGTTTATTGTTTTGTGTTTCCATCCACTACTCCATATTCTTTAATTAATATTGCATGCAGAAACCATATAGCTTTTTGTATATCTTCTGCACCATTCTTTTCTCTATGCCTAACAATATACTTTATTGCTTCTC